GAGCGCATGGACCGCCCCGGCAAGTTCGCCAACGGCGGGAATGTCGGGAAGGCGAAGAAGAAGGGCGCGCAGACCACGGTCAATGTCATCGTCGCTTCTCCGAAGGGCGCTAGTGGCCCTCCAATGGCTCCTCCGATGGGACCGGGTGCCGGCGCTCCGCCTCCGCCCCCTATGCCGGCTCAAGCTGGTCCCGGCGCTCCAATGCCTCCGGGTCCGGGAATGCCGATGCGCAAGGATGGCGGACGCGTCTCCTATCCGAAGATGACGGCCGGCGCTGGTTCTGGCGAAGGCCGACTGGAGAAGATCAAGGAATACGGCGCCAAAGCCAAGCGCTGACCATATCGTGCGGTATTTTCCTGACTGGCCCCGCTCGCGGCTGGGACAAGGCTTTGTTCGTCCGTGAAGAGCGGCGCCGTTACCGCATGATGGATATTTTAGCGGCGTAAGCAGGCAAGCGAGTGCCCCTCCAATACTGGAAATCCAATGACCGCCACGCATCTGGACGTACGCCTGCTTGAGGCGGCGCGGAAACAGATCGGTGAACTGATCGAAAACAGATCGGACGCCCTTATCCAAGGCATCGCCACCGATTATGCAGACTATCGCTATCGAGCCGGCCAGATCAATGGCTTTCAGACATCCCTAGGCCTTCTTGCTGAAATCGTCCGCGAGATGGGCGATCAGCGTTCTTAACCAGGAGAACCCATGTCGAAGAATAAACCGCAGGCGACTGCGGAAGAAATCCGCGCGTCCATCGAGGACCTGTCGAAGTTCGAGGTGATGCACAATCAAATCCTCGTCGGCATCTACATTCGCCCCGAGAAGACATCTGGCGGCATCTTCCTCACGGAGAAGACGCTGGATGAAGACAGGTGGCAGGGCAAGGTCGGCCTCGTCCTCAAGGCCGGCCCCATGGCCTTCCAGAACGAAGGCAATACCGACTTTCACGGCCAGAGCGTCAACGAAGGCGATTGGGTGATCTACCGTGTCTCTGACGGCTTATCCATCGATGTGAACGGCGTCCACTGCCGCCTGATCGAGGACGTGCATATCAAGGGCCGCGTGGCCGATCCTTCCGTCATCTATTAAGGGAATCGATATGTCTAACAGTGAAAACAGGAACGACGAGCTGGAAATCACGCTTGATGACGTTGTTGACAAGCCAGTCGATGGCGCAGCCGAAATCACGATCGATGAAGCGCCGGCTCCGAAAACCGGTGATGAAGACTGGAAAGCTCAGTTCGAAGCCGCTCAGAAGAAGGCAGACGATGCCGAGCGCCTGGCGCAGCAGCGCGCCGATGAGCTGACCCGTGTCTCTCGTGAACGTGACGCCACTCGTACCGCCGTCGTTTCTGCGGAAATGCTGGCCGTCGAGAATGCCATCGCCAATACCGAGCATGAGCGTTCCGACGCCAAGGCCGAATACAAGGCGGCTATGGAGGTCGGTGACTTCGACGCCGCTGCCGAGGCGCAGGCGAAGCTTTCCGATATCGCCGTCCGCGCCCAGCGCATCAAGGAGGGAAAGGCAGCCCTTGAGCGCCGCGCCGAGGATGCTCGTTCTCAGCCTGACCCGGTAGAGCAGTTTGTCTCCTCTCTGTCGCCGGCATCCGCTGGATGGGTCCGCGCTCATCCTGACGTGATCAGCAATCGCTCCGAGTTGGAACGGGCTCACTACGGCGCGGTCTACAACAAGATTCCGCTCGATACCCCGGAATATTTCAGCTTCCTCGAAAGCGAGCTTGGATATTCCGCCCGACAGGCCGCCCCCGTGGCGGAACCGCGCCAACGCCAACAGGCCGCCCCAGCAGCGCCCGTCAGCCGTGGTGGCGCAGCAGATGCCCCGCGCACCTCGCCGAATACCGTACGGCTCTCAGCGGCCGAGCGTGAGATCGCCGCAGCTTGCGGCATGACCGACGCGGAATATGCCCGCAACAAGCTCGCCATCCAGCGCGACAGCAACACAACCCACTAAGGAACTCCACCATGGAATCCGAAATTGAACGCCGCGGGCCAGGTCGCCCGCGAAAGGAAGACTCTGACATTCGCTCAAGTGTCCGGTCGGAGCCAATCCGTTCCCGCAAGCGCAAGGGTGGCCAGCTCGCCGACAAATACCATGTCGATGCGGCCTCCATCCCCGAGGGCATGAGCTACGAATGGAAGACGGTCTCTGTCTTTGGCAAGGAAGACCCGACCTACAACGTGATGCTTCGTGAACAGGGATGGGATCCGGTTGATGCAGAGCGTCATCCCGACATGGTCTCTCCCGACCACAAAGGTCCGATCATCCGGGATGGCCTCATGCTCATGGAGCGCCCGATCGAACTCACCCGCGAAGCACAGGCCGAAGATCGCGCCGCCGCTCGTGAAGTGATCCAGACCAAGAAACAGCAGATGGGCGAAGCCCCAGCCGGCACCGCGCCGCGCGAGCACCCCAACTTGAAGAATTCCATCCGCACCTCTTACGAGTCTCTGCCGATCGACGGCTAAACGACTCCACAAATTGCCAAGGCGGGCCGCTGCGGCATCATCCGAGACATAACTACCGGGCCGGTGGAAATGCTCTTCCTTCCTGAATGGAGACCGCAATGGCTAACACCTTTGCTCCTTTCGGGTTCTCCCAGACACGCGGCACCGGTTCCTCGCCGACCTACGAGCAAGTTCCTCGTCAGATCGCATTGACCGCTGGTGCCATTTATTCTGGAGACCCCGTCACCAGTCAGTCGGACGGCACGATCGCTCAGTCCGTTGCTGGTACTACCCAGATCGCCGGCATCTTCGTCGGCTGCAAATATGTTTCGGCCGCGCTCAACCGCGTTGTTTGGTCGGAATACTGGCCCGGCTCTGGTTCTGCGCTCGCCAACACGACCGTTGAAGCATTCATCATCAACGATCCAAATGCGCAGTTCGAGGTCCAGTCCGGTAACGCCGGCACTGCGGTCACGGCTGCGGATATCGATGCGAACATCAATTTCGCCATCGGTACCGGCAATGCACTGACCGGCCGCTCGGGTGCCTATGCGAACCAAGCATCGATTGCGGTCACCGCAACGCTGCCGTTCCGCATCATCGGCCTCGTCACCAATCCTCCGGGCGCGCCTGGAACCGATTCCGCATCGAACGGCAACTGGATCGTCGTTGGCTTCAACAACGTCGACACCAAGTCGCTCACCGGCATCGTGTAAGGGGAGCTTAGGATATGGCTATCAATCTCGCACAAATCCGCGATCTCCTCCTCCCCGGTCTCCGTGGCGTTACCGGCAAGTACGATCAGATCCCCGCCCGCTGGCCGAACGTGTTCAGCAAGGGCAAGTCCAACATGGCGCTGGAACGCACTGTTTCCATGCGCTATCTGGGCCTAGCAAAGCTCAAGACCGAAGGCGGACAAACTGCCTTCGACAACCAGGCCGGCGAACGCTACGTCTATAACCAGGAGCACAATGAAATTGCTCTCGGTTATGCGATCACGCGCAAAGCCATCGACGACAATCTCTACAAGGCACAGTTTCAGCCTTCCAACCTCGGCCTGATGCAATCTTTTGCGCAGACCAAGGAAATCTACGGCTGGAACGTCTTCAACACGGCAAACGTCTATAACCCGGCGATCTCCGGCGATGGTGTGGCTCTCTGCTCCACTGCGCATCCGATCGATGGCAGCACGTTCGCCAACACGCCATCGGTTCAAGTCGATCTCAACGAAGCATCGCTTCTCAATGCGATGACCACCATTCCGGTGACCTTCGTTGATAACGCCGGCCTGAAGACCTTCGCCCGTGCCCGCAAGCTCGTCGTCCCGAACGCTCTGGAACCGGTCGCTATCCGCCTCACCAAGACGGAACTTCGCCCGGGCACCGCCGACAACGATGTCAACGCGATCCTGTCCACCTCGGGCGGTCTTCGTGAAGGCTATGTCGTCTCGGAATTCTTGACCAGCAACTTCGCGTGGTTCCTGCTGACCAATATCGAAGGGCTACTCTATCTTGAGCGCGTTGCCTTCGAAACGGACATGCAGGTCGACTTCACCACCGACAACCTACTGGTGAAGGGCTACGAGCGGTACTCGTTCGGATATAACGACCCGAGAGCGCTGTGGGGATCATTCCCAACCGCTTAATGGAGGTATGAAACAATGACCACCACAGCCGTAAGTGGCCCTCTCTCGACCTTCACCCAGAAGATCGACGGTAGCGCCAATGGTTATACTGACCAAGGCTTTGCCGTCATGTCGCAGGCTGTGCCGTTCACTCAGAACGGCACGACTGCGGTCACGGTATTCGTCGATGTCCCGCAGGGAAGCCAGCTTGTGGACTTCCTTCCGGACATCACGACAGCCTTCGACTCTGCGACGTCCGCCACACTCACGATCGGCTCCGCCGCTGCCGGGACTCAGTATCTCGGTAGCGTCGATGCGAAAACTGCAGGCCGTGCCGCCCGTGCTTATACGGGAGCACAGCTTACCGCCATGCAGAATGTTGGCACCAATCACCGCGTCTATATCACGATCACGCCTGTTGGCGCGACCACTGCCGGCGCGGGCGTTGTCACCGTTCTCTATGTTCAACAGCCCCAGGCAGGAGACACGCCATGAAGGGTCGTAAGGATTGCAAGCGCGCTAGCGGCGGCGTTGTCCCGAAGGATGAATCTCCGAAGGACGTCTATGCCGGCGCTGACTCGAACGTTCGCAAGGAAGCCGATGAACGCAAGGACGGCGGCCGTGTGAAGAAGAAGAAGGAAATGGGAAAAGTCGAGGGCAAGAAGTCGAAGATGCGCCTTGATCGTCCTGGCCGGAAGTCCGGTGGCCGCGTTGGCGCCGACTCCAGCCCGCTGTCGTCCGCCGCTCGGGTTTCGGAGCGGGACGACAAGGAAGGTGACTGACTACGCCAAAGGCGGCGAAGTCAAGGATAAGTGGATCTCTGGAGCCGTAGAGCACAAGGGCGCCCTTCACAAGGAACTACATGTTCCGCAGGGCGAGAAGATCCCAGCCAAGAAGCTCGAAAAGGCGGTTCATTCGGATAACCCGAAACTCGCCAAACGAGCGCGCTTGGCTGAAACGCTGAAATCCTTCCATTAAGGGGCAGGGGCTCCGGCCTCTGCCTTTTCTCTTCATATGAGGGTAGGCTAATGCCATCTCCGCTTTCCAAGTTCGTTAGCATATCCGCGACAGGTACGAGCACGGCTTGCAATCTCGATCCGTCGATCGCGCCGTTCAATGTAGCTATTCAGGTATATGTCGCTGGCGGCGTCACCGCGACATACAGCGTTGAATACACGCTTGACGAGTTGATGCTGCAGGACAACTCGGCCAACCCAAACGTCCGGTGGACGACTGACCCTCAGTTCCCCGTTGGCTCCAGCGCGACCATCACGGGGAATTACCTGTTTCCGATCTCCGCTGTTCGTCTGAATGTTGCAACGCTGACAGGCGGTAGTCTTGAGCTGAAGATACGCCAATCGTTCTCGATCAACTGAGGGTCACTCCATGACTGGCGTTATCTCGGCAAACGGTCTTTCGGGCCCGGGTGGAATTTCCTTTGTGCCCGGCACGGTAGTTCCCGCAAATGGTGCGGTGGTGACCGATGGCCAGTCCAAGGCGCTGACAGGACCGGATGGTTCCGTCCAATTTGGTACAGTCACTCTGAGCGTGAGTGGCGGCAGCATGCAGTCCGCCAAGCTCCCGAACGGCAGCACTGTCGTTACGAACCAGGCTGGTGCCGTTTCCGTTCAGGACGCTGACGGAACATCCGTTAGCTGCACGGCCACGATCGTTGGTGCAACAGGGCAGCTCTCCTATGTAGGAGTCCCGGGCACAGCGGCGCTCGTCACCAATGGCATGTCGGTCAAAGTGGCCAATAACGGCGGCGGCGGTGCTCTCAATGGCAATGCGGCGATCACGGGCGGCTTTATTAACTGGATTGCTCTAGCCGCCCAAACGGACACTTTAATTTCCAATGGCTTTACGAC